CTTAATTGGTTAATCTCCGCATGGATACGGCCGTTTAAACTATACTTTAGAATGGTATCTATAAATGTCGTGTGAGCCTTATTAATCTCACGTGCTTTTGCTATACATTTGACCACATTATGTGGGTGATTTGATAAAAAATTCTTAGTAAATGATGGTGCTCCAGTGTTCTCTGTCCTGTCATATGGTAATCCTAACTTATCAAATACTTTAGCTATGGACCTTGCAGCCCAAATCTGTACATCTATACCTGTACTTGTTAACACTTCACCTAACATTTTTTTCTCTTGTTCTATTAATGTTTTCTTTTCGATCGCTGCTTGTTCTTGATTTACACGTACACCGAGAAACCTCATATCAACTAAAGCAGGAAACAACTCTGTTTCCATATTAAAAATAGATTCAATATCCTGATGTAATATTTCTTTCTTACATTCCTGCCACAACTCATATGTGAGTTGAGCGTCACGCTCCGCGTAAGCACCAACGTACATTGCTGGGAGTTTATACATTTCAGCTTTTGCATCTACACCCCAAGACTTTGCAGCCTCATACAAAGCTGATTCATCTTTACCTTTACCAATGTAATCTCTACAAATTCCATTAAGGTCATAACGTAATCTATTTTCATTTATAAGAGCAGAAGCAATCATGGTGTCAACAATCTTACCATTAATTTTAATACCTAATCTACGTAACCAACAAACGTCGTACATTGCATTATGAAATATTTTGGTAGACTCTGTATTCATTTGATCTTGTAGCCACTTTAGAACCATTCTACGATCCATATTACCGCCACCTTCGTGCGCGATAGGATAGTATGCACACCAATCACAAGTAGCTAAAGATATTCCTACAACATCTCCTATTCCTAACACAGATCCTGATCCCATTCTTTCGTTTAAGTTAGGATCTTTGGTTTCTAAATCTATTGCTATTTCACTTACTTTTGTAAGATCTGGAAAATCCGTAGGTGCCGTCCACTCTGTTTGTGGTTTAAAAATCGGCGTCGCCATAGTCCCTCTCTATTGCCATTTCACAATAATGAATGGCCTTTAATAAATCCTCTTTTTTATTTTTTTGCTTGTGCCTACACAAATACTTAATAGCATTCCCTTCCGCAAATGGTATGTTATTTTTATTTATAAACTCGCTCGGCTGAATGATCATCGATTGATAGTGAGATCCTCCAACTTGTTTTTTATATGCTTTACTTTTCATATTCTAAAACTTTTGTATATATCTTGTGGTCTAATAATATGTAAATGTTCTTTGGTTCTAGTTGCACCAACATAAAATAATCTATTCTCATCATCAGGATTTCTTTCATAATTTCTTTGTGTATTTCTACTTAAATCAGTTAACAACACAACGTTTTGTGATTCTCCACCTTTTGCTCCATGAATAGTAGACAAAGTAATTCTAGCATTCTTATTTAATTGTTCTCCATTCTCTCTCATTCTTCTTATATACCTAACCCTTTCCTCTGGCGCTTGATCAAATGCTTCATACCAAACTTTTTGTGTAAGCAAACCTTTACTGTTTAATAGTTCTTCTATTGAATAAAATGAATCTTTGTTTAAATGTTGAAGTTCTTCTTTTTGATAATGATTAGGAGACATGTAAGAAGCAATTCTAGTTATCTGTTCTGCATTTATTGGTTTACCTTTACGAGCTTCTTCCCAATCAAATATAGCATCATATAAATCTTGTTCATATGCTTTCTTAAATTTATTTCTGTAGAACATTCCCTTAGAGTATAGTACATTTTCTAAATCATTCAACATGTATCTTGTTCTAGCTAGCACTAGCCAATTACCTTCTCTCATGTTAATATCTTGAAAGGCATGATAATATGAAAGTAAACCTCTTTGCGTTTTTGGTCTCCATTTTTTTGGTAATCTGTTTTGTATTCTTGTTACTATCTTGGATGCAATATTATGCACAACCTGCGGGACTCGATATGATTGTGTTAGCTGCATTATCTTTCCCTTTTGTGTAATAAAACTATCTACATCTGCACCAGCCCATCTAAATATAGCTTGGTCATCATCGCCTGCAATATATGTGTCTTGTGTTTTATCCCAAATAGATTTTGCCATATTCCATTGAACACTTGATAAATCTTGAGCTTCATCTAAAAAAACAACATCAAATTTTGGTGATACATCTGATTTAACAAAATTAACAATCATGTCTGTAAAATCAATTAAATTATATTCTTTTTTATATGCATTAATTTCATTATAACAAATTAACAAATCTCTTAATGAAACATCTTGTGTGTGTTCTTGTAAGTTGTATTGCTGTTCAGGAGTAATATTTCTTAATTTAGATAATTGAATTATTCTGAGTATATCACTGTTTGTGCTAAAGATACCGGTATGTTCGTTATCATACTCATGATAATCTAATCTAACATTCATTTTTCTTCCTAGATCTTGATAATGTTTATTTTGCATAACGTTTTCTTTTTTTAATCCTAAGCGTCTAAAAGCTAAGGAATGAAGTGTTCTAAAATAAGGTAAATCATCTTCACTAAAATTAAATTTTTTCATTGCTCTGTCTCTGGCTTCATAAGCCGCTTTTTGTGTAAAAGAAAAAAAACCAATTTTATCTGGGTCAGTGTTTTTTAAACACTTATCCATTTCATTTAATAGTGTAGTGGTCTTACCTGTTCCTGGCGGTCCTAATACAATTGTCTTCATAAAGTTATAAATATCCATGCGGCTGTTACCACAACTAGTAATAACAATTCATCATTCATTAAAATACATCCTTTGGTTTAAATTGTTTTGGTCTGTAAACATTATCTTGTTTAGTAAATTCATTAACGCTTGTTACTGTTATTTTCTTTTTACCTATAGTTTCTCTTACAATTTCACATCCACACTTATCACGTAATATTATTAACGTTTCATCGTATTTTTCGTTCCATCTTCTTTTTAATAAAAATTTATTAAAAAATTCTCTAAAAATAAAATAGTGTTTTCCTTTATTTGTCCATACATTTCCAAACATCATATCTTCTTTTTTAACTCCAGCTGCTGTTCTATCGGTGCAATATTCTTCTAAGTGATCTAGTAATTGTTCTATTTTAGAAGAACCTATTGGTGGTTCTACAATTTCTATGTTTGCAAAAAGCAATTTAACCATATCAACAAATTCTTTTTTCTTTAATGTTGGAGGAACTTTGTTTACCTGTTCCATTACAGCTCTTTGAAACAATCTTTGTTCTTGGAGATAAGAAGTATCTTTTAACCTTACTCTTTCTCCATCAACGTTTACCCAATAGTATGGGTCATCAAGATTTACTTTTTGAAGATCATTAAGATCTGGAAATAAAGACTGACCTTTAATTCCAAAAGGTCTTGTTAAACATAGTTTTTTGTCGCAATGATTACACATGGGATCTTCATTACATTTAAAACCTAATTCTTTTTTCTCGTGGTATTTTATTTTGTCTTGGATTGTTTTGTCATCTAAAGGTGGGTCAAAGTATTTATAATTAAAAGCATTTATATGTTTTTGCCAATCTTCTGGCCATTTTCTTTTTGCATATTGTATGTATTGATAAATAACCCTATCTCTTCCATCATTTAATTTATTTTGTGTAATAGATTCTATACATGGGGGACCATCACTAAATTCTGACTCTGGTCTTGTTAGTTTTAATTTTTCTAATTCTTCAGGAGTTAATCTTTTTATTGCTAAAAAAAATTGTGATAGTGTAATTGCTTCACCTTTAAAATTAAAGGCATATCTTGTAGTTTGTTTATAATTAAAATATGGTAAATTAAGAAAGTTTCCTGTATCATCTTCCGATTTTAATTCAACTTGTTTTGGAAACACTTCTGCATTACCAAACCCTAACAAAGCACTTATAGAACTTAATCTATCTCTCATTAAATACGCATCAACTGGAACCGTAGTAAACAAAAATATATGTGCACCTCCACTTTTAGAACGACACATAGTTAAAGGTAGATGATTATTATTTATAAGATTAATAATTTTTTTGTGATCTAAGTTATATTTATCTACATCAATACAACCCCATTTACATTTGTTAGTTTCGTCTATTGGTATGATACCTAGACTAGGTTCAATTCCGTTTAAATGATCTTGCCAATGTTTTTCTGTTACTTCTTCTCTTTTTACAAAAGACTTACCTTTAATTTTTGTTCCATCTGCATTTTTCTTTTCAACGTAGGTACATCCATGAGCTCTTTTTAATCCAGAAAATAAATCAATAAAATTTTTCATATCTCCTTTTTTGGAGAGGCGGGTACACTCTCGCTTAACCGCCTCGTCCTATTCACCGGTGGTGAATTATTAAAAGTGGTTTTTAGATGTAGTTGAGTTGGAATCAGAACTATGTTTAGCTTCGACATCTCCCTTAGACACTTGTCCAGAAAAAGCTTTTGCCATTTCATATGATCCTCTATCCTTTACTTCTCCAACTTTAGACACATCCCAGCCAAACCATGTGCCCTTGTCGTTAGACTGCTGCACACTTTTTAGCTTGTAAATATGACTAAATGAAGGCGGTTGGTATAAACCGTTCTTACCCCTCAGAATAATGTTATTCATCATTGAATTCCATTTACGACTTGTTTTTAATTGAGTCGCTTTCATAGAAAGAAGAGCTCTTTGAGGAACTCCATTCAATTTTATAACATAATGAGACGCAGTTGTTTCAAGATAATTACCATTAGCTAATCTATCTTTATTTCCCTTGTCTCTTGTTGTTTGAGGTAGATCATCTCCAGCTTCATATATTTTAACCGGAGCTCCACCGCTATCACCTCTGTCTCGCCATTCTATGTATTGTCTTTTGTAATACACAGGCAAAACATCTATTCCCTTATCGCCATCAAATATTTCATTTGTGACAGTGTTGATGATCATGCCAGGTTCTGCCCCCTTAACATATTTTGCATCTCTCTTATTACACTCGGGAGATAGTTGACTCAAGATTTTCAAAAACGGAAGTGCTTGATCCTCTTGTGTCATAGCACCAGTATCCTGATGCTTATCAGCTTCAAACATATCATTTGATAATGCTCCAGCTTGTTGTCTTTTCACGACTTCTTGATTCATGATTATTGTTTCCTTTTTATTGTTGTTTTATTTCCAATGAAAACATTGAAAAGTTCCGTCGGCATTTCTTTTCCGCCTTCGATTCGTTCACGGACTAACGCTTTCAGGGTCATAGGCTCAACCTTCAACTTTTGTGTCGGTTGATGCCCTTGACCCTTCGCAAGTTCAGCATATGCTGCTGCCTTGTCATCCTCAGAACGTCCAAAAGAAACGACAATTTCATTCTTGATAATGTCGCCCAATCCATTCTGACGAAGCCAGTTAAACGCCTTCTCTTTATTTGCTTGAGTAATAGTGGCGCTGTAATTCGTTTTAACTTCTACAGATGATCCATCTGCAAGTTTTAAATGAGATAAACCCATTTCTGCCAACATCGTTGGAATAACTTCTCCAGAAACATGGTCTAAATCTTTTTTTCTTTGTTTTATGTATTCTTCTTTTATTTCAATATCTTTTTGTATTGATTGCATTTCTTTTATTTTATTTGCAAGTTTATCAATGTTAGAAGTTTTTTCTACAACATCTTGTTTATCTTGCTCAAAATTAATTCTATTCATCTAATTTTCCTTTCTCGAATAAATTTATTTCTATTGGATAATATTTTCTTTCTTGTTTGTCCCATTTTAATAATTTGTATTTTCCATTTGTAATATCAGAAACGATAGAACAAGCAACACCTATTATTGCTGGGTCGCCCGTTAACAATAAATAATCTTGAAAAGAATAATCTTTCAATCCTTGTCTCAATTTATATATTAACGGGCCAGGAGAAAATATGATTTGAGAAAGTTCGGGAAGTAAAAATTTAAAATCGCCATAGTTGGCAGCACCCATAATATTAATTTTAGGTTTGCCCTCTCTAGTTCCCGCGATTTCTTGAATCACATACACTGTTGGTGTGCGTAATTTCCAAGCCTCAAATGGTAAATCATTCTTCCGAGCTTTCATACTTGACATATATAGTGGATGTGTTATAAAAAGTCAATAGAAAGAAAACATGAATTATAAATTTAAGACAAAGCCGTATAAACATCAGCTTACTGCTTTAGAAAAGTCATGGAACAAAGAAACTTTTGCCTATTTTATGGAGATGGGTACAGGTAAAACAAAAGTTCTTATTGATAATATGGCTATGCTATATGATAGAGGTAAAATTGATGGCGCTCTTATTATTGCACCTAAAGGTGTTATGGGTACGTGGTATAATCAAGAACTACCCACACATTTACCAAAACACATAGACAAAGTGGCAGTAATGTGGCAAGCAAACATAAACAATAAACAATTCGAAAAATTAAAAAGTGTCATGGCTCCAGGTCATGAACTCCAAATATTAGTCATGAATGTAGAAGCTTTTAGTACAGACAAAGGTAAAAATTTTGCTATGGATTTTTTAATTGCACACAATGCTCTTGTAGCCATTGATGAAAGCACAACTATTAAAAACCCTAAAGCAAAAAGAACAAAAAATATTTTAGGTCTTTCACATATTGCTAAGTATAGAAGAATAATGACAGGTTCTCCTGTAACTAAAAATCCGTTAGATTTATATAGCCAATGCGAGTTTTTAGATCCTAGTCATTTAGATTGTGTTTCTTATTATTCTTTTAGAAATAGATATGCAGAAATGAAAACATTACATATTTCTGGTAGATCCATACAAGTTGTAAGTCATTTTAAAAATTTAGGTGAGTTGTCTGATCAACTACAAACATTCTCATATAGAGTATTAAAAGAAGATTGTTTAGATTTACCGGATAAAATATATATGAAAAGAGAAATAGAACTAACTCCACAACAACAAAAACTATACAAACAAATGAAACAAGAAGCACTTGCAACTTTAAATGGTAAAACTGTTACAACTATGACAGCCCTAACACAACTAATGAGATTACATCAAATAACATGTGGACATTTTTCTGCTGATGATGGAACTATTCAAAATATTAAAAACAACAGGTTATCAGAACTATTAGAAATTACAGAAGAAGTAGAAGGTAAAGCCATTATATGGGCTCATTATCAACATGACATACAAACCATAGTAAAAGCAATAGAGAAAAAATATGGTCCGGGGTCCGTGGTTCATTATTATGGCAAAACGCTACCCGATCAACGAACCAAAGCTATTAAAAATTTTAAAGAAAAAGAAGAATGTAGGTTTTTTGTAGGAACACCACAGACAGGTGGTTATGGATTAACTTTAGTCACAGCTAATACGGTTATTTATTATTCTAACGGATATGATTTAGAAAAAAGAATGCAATCTGAAGATAGAGCACATAGAATAGGACAAAAAGGAAAAGTAACCTACATAGATATTATAGCAAACGATACAGTAGATAATAAAATTGTAAAATCTTTACGTAAAAAAATTAATATTGCATCTGAAGTAATGGGAGAAGAACTTAAATCCTGGATATAATAGGATATACGCGTGAGGCGCGCAGAATTTTTATTCTAACCAAGGAGTGTATTTTGTTTTACCGTCTTCTCCACGAGTGGCGTACAAACACTGGTTTCTATTGTGGTTTGATGAGTAACTACAGTGAATCCAACCAGAATTAGGTTCACCCTCTTTGTAGAACTCAAGTATAAGTTGGTCAAATTCTAGCTCTGATTTGATAAACGAAGCTACCTCTTTATTATCTCTACCCCAAATTTCAAAGTCAGCTGCAGCTGCATTGTCGTCTGCCACATGTTGTGAGTTTACCGAACTACCGATTGCTATACATAACTCTGCGCATCTAAAGCCGCTAGAGATCTGTAATGCTTCATTATAGTGTGAACGTATTGGTTGTAATATGTTTACAGCAAGAGCT